CCGGCAAGTCAGCCGCGGAGGCGAACGTCGAAGGCGGGCTGATCCTGGACGAGATCCGCGAGGTGATCGCGGGCAACTTGGCGCGGTTCGAGACGGAGGCGATTCGGAAGAGCGCGACCGAGGAATGAGCGCCGAGCAACTCCTCGCCGGATTCCGCCTCCCGCGTCCGGATCGCTCGCCGATCTACGACTGGGCGCGGCGGCACGTGCAGCTGCCGGAATCCTACGCGACGCCAGGGCCGTTCAACGTGAGGCTTTCCCCGTGGCTCGTGCCGATCTTCGACGCGCTGCAAAATCCGCTCGTCCGCCGCGTTCACTTTAGGAAGGCCGTGCAGATCGGCGGCACGCTGGTGGCCGACGTCTGGCTCCCGTGGATAATCGCCAACGATCCCGGCCCGATCAGCTGGACGATGCAGACGGACGAGATGGTCGAGAAGCACGCGAAGACGCGCCTGTGGCCGCTGCTTGAGCGCTGCCGGCCGGTGGCGGCAATGCTGCCGAAGCCGGGGCCGCATCGCACCACGACCGAGATCTTCTTCGGCGGATTCTTCGTGACGCTGAACGCTGCGAACCTCTCGACGCAGCAGAGCCAGTCGATCCGCTACAAGATCAACGACGAGCTGTGGCTTCCGCGCTGGCAGGAGATCTACGGCCACGCGGTGGCGCGCGTCAGCAAGTTCGAGGAGGTCGGGCGCTCGAAGATCTACAACGCAAGCCAAGCGCCGGTGATGGACGCGGAAACTGGCAACGTCGAGGACACGAGCTACCGCTCGGGCGACCAGGGCGAGTGGCACGCCGAGTGCCCAGGCTGCCGCAAGGTGCTTCCAGTTGCCTTCGAGGTTCTAAGCAAGGAGCAGCGAGGCGGCGTGATCTGGGACCGAGCGGCTCGCCGCGACGACGAGACGTGGGACGTCGGGCGCGCGGTGGAGACCTGCCGCTTTCGCTGCATCTCCTGCGGGCACGAGTCCGCGGACAACGACGCGACCCGCGCCGGCTGGGCGAAGACCGGGCGCTTCGTGCCGATGAATCCTGCGGCGCCGCGGGAGGTGCGGTCGTTCCGGCTCGAGGCAATCGTGACGCGGCCGATGCGGCTCCTCGTCGAAGAATTCCTCCAGGCCGAAAACCAGCTGGTCCGCACGGGAGACGAGCAGGCGAAGATCGAGTTCCGCACTAAGCGCCAAGCGCTGCCGTGGATCGTGGAGAAGAAGGCGGTTAACGTGCTGCTGAAGGACTCCGGCTACAAGCTATCCGACTACGCGCAGGGCGAGTCGATCCCCGACGAGGCGATACGCTTTATGGCGATCGACCGGCAGCAGGATCACTTCTGGGTCGAGGTCGGCGCGTTCAGCACGGCGCAAGGGCCGCGCTATCGCCAGCTGTGGTTCGGCCGCATCGACACGCGCGACCAACTGCGCGCGCTCCAGGAGCGCTTCAAGGTCTCGTCGGCCTGCGTGGCGCAGGATCGAGGCTACCGGCCGGCGGACGTGGACCGCGACTGCGCGGAGTTCGGCTGGCGCTCGATGCGCGGCTACGGACGGCGGACGTGGACGATGCGCGACGAAGCGACCGGCCAGATGGTCAACTTCCCGTTCAGCGACCCACAGGTCAGCGACTACCGCGGCGGCGACGTTTACTTCTACAATTGGAGCGGCGATTACTTCAAGGACACGCTCGCGACCGCGCTCGAGGGCAAGGGCGACTTGCGCTGGGAGATGCCGAGCGACGTTAACCCGCTTTACCTCGAGCACCTCAAGGGCGAGGCCAAGGTGGAGGTGCGGACTGGCGTCTGGGAGTGGCGCGAGGTACGGAGCAACGCGCCCAACCACGGGCTCGATACCTCGGCGATGCTCCTTTGTATGGCGACCATCGCGGGCATCATCCGCTTCGTGCCGTCAAAGTCGTAGCATTACGGGGCGTCAAAAAACCTTTTGACGGCGGCCGCTCTTTTATGGCGGCAGACAATCCCTTCCTCGACATTGACGTTGCGACGCTGACAACGCTCAAGTCCAAGGTTCTCGATGCGATCCAGGCCTGCCTGCTCAACACGAGCTACAGCCTCAACGGGAAGTCCGTCACGCGCGCGGATTTGAACACGCTCAACAAGATGCTGGGCGACATCGTTTCGGCAATCGAGTACCAGAACGGCGACACGACCGACACGACGTTTGTGAGCTTCACCGGGAATTGATTATGCAGACCTTCGACGCGACCGCAATCATCCGCAACCGGCCGTGGTTCGAGCGGGCGCTCGAGACCATCGCGCCGCAGGCCGCGCTGCGCCGGCTCCAGGCTCGCGTCGAGACCGCGCTGTTTTCCTACAACGCCGCGCAGACCAATCGGCTTTACGCGCCGATGCAGTACGGCCAACCGAGCGAGTCCTCGCAGACGGTGCGCGAGCGGGTCGTGATGATGTGGGAAGCGCGGAACTTGGTCGAGAATTGTCCCGAGGTTAAGGAGGTCTCGCGCAAGTTCGGCAATTACCTGACGCCGACCGAATACTCGGCAACGACTGGAGACCGCGACTACAACGCGACCGTCAACGAGTGGTTTCACTCGTGGTGTAAGCAGGCGGATGCCACGGGCCGCAATAGCTTCCGCAAGCTCGTGCAGCTGGCCGCGGAGAATCGGCCGGTCGACGGCGACTGCGGCTTCGTCATCCGCCGCGTGGGCGATGAGCTCAAGCTCCAGCTGGTGCCGGCGACCCGCATCGGCAATCCAAACGAGATGGGCCTCGACTCGGAGAACTACTTCGAGGGCGTCATAACGAACGAGTTTGGCGTGCCGGTCGCGTACCGCATTTACCGCGTGACGCGCGAGGGCGTTTACTTCGGCGCGGAGGACGTGCCGGCTGGGAACTTCTGCCACTACTTTGACCCGTTCCGCGTCGACCAGTACCGCGGAGTGACCGACTTTCACGCGGCGATCCAGACGGCGCGGATGCTGCACGAGATCCTCCAAGCCGAGAAGGCCGGCGTGCGCTTCGCCTCGCAGCAGGCGGCGCTCGTCTTTACTGACCGCGGCACGGCCAACGCGCGCAACCTCTTCACGCCGACGCCGAGCGCGGTGCTGCCGAGCGGCCAGCAGCAGAAGAACGAGCTTTCCGAGGTCGGGATGATTAAGTATCTCGGCCAGGCTGATCGCGTCGAGACGATGCCGGCGCGGCCGAGCACGGCCTTCACCGGATTTATCGCGCATCTGATGCACGAGCTTTCCATCGCGGTCGGCATCCCGAAGGGCGTCCTGTTCGGCACGCAGGATTATGCCGGCCCGAGCGTTCGCGCGGAATTCGCCGCGGCCGACCGCGTGTTCGCGCGGCATCAGGGCGTGCTCGTCGACAAGGTGCTAGATCCGATCAAGAACGCGGTCATCCTCGACGCCATCGCCCGCGGCGAGATCCCGGCGCCTCCTGCTCGCGATGGAGAGACTCCGGTGCAGGCGCTGAAGCGCGCGACCCGCGGCGAGTGGCGCTTCCCGCCTAAGCTCACCATCGACGTCGGTCGCGAGTCCGCGGCTAATATGAACGAGAACCGCCAAGGCGCGAAGTCTCTCCAAGAGATTGCGGCCGAGCAGGGCACCGATGCCTTTACGCGACTGGAGCAGATCGCTGCGGAGGCGAGCTACGTCAAGGAGCTCTCCGAGCGCTACGAGATCCCCGAGACGGCGATTCGCCTCGTGACCAACTCGCTCCCGAGCACGCCAGCCGCTGCCGCCGCTACGGGCGACAACGTCGCGAGTGCTGCTGCGGAGGCGCAGGCGGAATCGACTGCCGCGCCCGAGGACGAAACGCCGGACCAGCCTCCGACGCCGGCCGAGCTTGCGCGCTTCGCCTCGGTGGACCTGACGCCGACCGATGCGATGGCAGCCGAGGCCAAGCGCGGCCTCGAGTGGCGCGACAAGTTCAACCGTGGCGGCACGGCAGTCGGCGTCGCTCGCGCGCGCGACATCTCGAACAAGGCCAGCCTCTCGCCCGACACGGTCCGCCGGATGGTCTCCTATTTCGCGCGGCACGAGGTGGACAAGCAGGGCACTGGCTTTTCCCCAGGCGAAGACGGCTATCCTTCCGCCGGCCGGATCGCGTGGGCGCTCTGGGGCGGTGACGCTGGCGCCAGCTGGGCGCGTGCGAAATCCGAGGCGCTCAAACGCGAGGAACTGAATCGGCCGACGAACGTCGCCGATGCGCTAGAGGCTGGGCGCAATCGCGCGAAGCGGCCGCTGGAGCGACTCGCGGACAAGGCGACCAAGCTTGCCGCGGTGCGCGAGAAGCTGGGCCAGAACGCGAAGAGCGAGGCGCAGATCGAGCAGGCGCTGAAGCCGCTTGGATTCGCGCCTAAGCCAGTCGTGGCGCCGCCTCCTCCCGCTCCGATCGTCACGCTCTCCGACGCGCGCAAGATGCTCGCCGAGAAGGCCGACGCCGAGGACAAGCTGACCGCGCTCTTCGCGAGTGTGACTGATCGCCGCGCCAAGATCAAAAGCCTCCGCACCCATTGACAATGCATAGTGTCCTTGACGCCATCATCACGAGCAACGAGCAGCTGGGCCAGCGGGCTGAGGAGTTCGCGCAGCTGCTGGTCGAGCACGACAAGACGCTCGACGAACTGCTCGAGCGCATCGGCAAGACGGTGCCGGAGATCCGCAAGGAGCTGGAGTCCAAGCTGACCGAGGCGGTGCCTGGGCTCGTCTCGGACGCCTATGCCAAATACAACGAAGACCTCGAAGGCCGCTGCCGCGCCGCGCTCACCGAGTCGCAGACGAAGCTCGAAGCCGTCCGCGCTGAGATCGTTGGTCTTGCTCAAGCGCAGTTCACCGAGGCCGAGAAGCAAATCGGGCTGACCGCGGAGCAGATCGAGTCGCGCATCCTGGGCACGCTGACGGAGGCCGCGAAAGAGCGCATTACAAAGCTCGAGCGCGGGCTCGTCATTGAGATTCAGCACGCGGTCAACGCCGCGCTGCCGAAGCAAGAACTGGCCGCTGCGCCGACGCTGATCGATTCGTATCGCGGCCAATGGAAAGAGGGAATGGTCGCGCAGCGTGGCGATCTGTTCTCGTGGTACGGCTCGACCTACCTCGCGCTCGAGGACACGAACGACACGCCGGGGCGAAAGAACATCGCCATCGCTGGCGCGAAGTGGGCGGTGATCGCGGCGCGTGGTGCAGGCGGTGGCGGCGGTGGCGGCGGCGACTCGCTGCCTTCGCAGGCGGGCAACGCGGGCAAGTTCCTCAAGACTGACGGAACGTCCACGCTCTGGGAATCGATCCCCGGCGGCGGCGATATGCTCGGCGCGAATAACCTGACCGACGTCGCGTCGATCACGGCAGCCTTCGCGAACATCAAGCAGCCGGCGAGCACGAGCGCCTCGGGCGTCGTCACGTTCGCGACCTCGGGCGAAAGTGCTGCGCTGAAGGCCGTGCAGGCGAACGACTCGCGGCTCTCCGACTCGCGCACGCCGACCGCGCACGCCTCGACGCATCAGACCGGCGGCAGCGACCCCGTCGACTTCCCGGTGGATTCGGTCTTCGGCGCGACGAACACTATCACCCAAGTCGACTATTTCGCGCTCAACACCTCGAGCACCGCAAGCGTGACCACGGCGAAGGCCGTTTGGAACGCGACCGAGGGCGCCATCGAGGTCGGGCTCAACTCCAGCGTCAACGCGCTCCTTGGCGTCGACGCACACATCGAAGTCTACAACCAGAGCGGCTCGCCTTTTACCAAGGGCCAGGTGGTGAAGCAGAACGGATCCTCGGGCACGCGCCTTGAGGCTGCGCTGGCTCTTGGGACCAGCGACGCCAACTCGGCGAGCACGCTTGGCGTCGTCGCGCAGACCATCGGGAACAACTCGTCCGGCTTCATCATCACGAACGGCCTGCTGCGCGGCATCAACACCAACTCCTTCAACGAGGGCGACACGCTCTACCTTTCGGCCACGACTCCAGGTGGACTCGTGAACACGCGGCCGACGCAGCCGAATCACTCGGTGCGGATCGGGTACGTTATCAAGAAGGCCGGCGTTGCCGATGGCATCATCTACGTCGACATTCTCAACGGCTTCGAGCTCGAGGAACTGCACGACGTCCTCGTGACCACGGTCGCGAATCGCGATTTTCTCTCTTACGATTCCTCGACCACCGTCTGGCGGAATCGGCAGCTTTTCGACTCGACCGCTCCTGCGGCGCTCGGCGTCGCCGCAACTGCCGGCGTCTCGATCACCGCGGCCCGCGTCGATCACGTCCACGCGCGGCCGACGCTCGACCAGCTGGACATCAGCGGCGCGGCTCAGGGCGACATCCTCTACCGATCGGCCACCAGCTGGGCGCGCCTTCCCGCGGCAACTGCCGGATACATTCTCCAGACGAACGGCGCCGCGGCGAACCCCAGCTGGGCGCAGAACACCGGCGGCAGCGGCGCGCCGACCGATGCCGAATACATCGTCGCATCAGCGAATGGCTCGCTGAGTGCCGAGCGCGTCATCAGCAACAGCACCTCGGTCACGGTCAACTTCGCGACCGGCGGCCAGGTCTCGCTTGAACGCGCCGCGCTGACTGGCGACGTCACGGCCTCGCAGAATAGTAACGCGACCACGATTGCCAACGACGCGGTCTCGAACGCGAAGCTCGCAAATATGGTGGCGAGCACCATTAAAGCGCGGGTCACGGCTTCGACCGGCGATCCGGAAGATGCCAGCCTGACGCAAGTCCTCGACCTCGTCGGCTCCACGACTTACGGCGACGTCCTC